ATCCATGAAACATTGTCATTCAGCACTCATCCATAATTTATAAGCTTCTAAATCTACAACATTACCATTCATAACTTTACTATCTCCGTAGTGATCTATAATTTTTTGTATACCATCCATCTTTACGTGTGTGTATGGCCAAAGTAATCGCGCTACAAAATAAGCGTCTCTAAACTGACATCTCCAACGCCATTGTTTCTTCCAACCAACAGTATATTTTGTTTTGTATCTTTTCTCTCCAACGGTTCCGACACCTAATACTTCATGCACCCAACGTAAAACAGACTCATCCGTCATGGCCATCTCCATTCTAATAGACCATGTCGGATATGCCTTTTTATTGTGAGGTCTCTTACGCATGTATTGTTTGTAAGTAATACATCCCTCACCATCGAAAAGTCCTGCGATGTAAGCTATATCTGCTTCTGTCTTCACAGGACTTGTCCTTTGTTCCGCAACATCCTAAGCTTATTGTTTTCGTCTAGTAATTTTTCGTATTCTTTTTCAACAGCTTTAGTTTCATTTACAGAATCACGTAGCTTCTTTTTAAGAAATTCATTTTGATTCTGTAAATACTCTATCATCACTTCTAGATCAGCAGGTCCCCTAGTGTCTAGTTTCATCTACTTCTACCTCCCCTTGTGAGTTACAAAAGTCACAATCTGCCCATTGTTCTTCTCGGGCTATCTCGTAAGGCACTCTTATAAATCCGTTGCCTTTACAAACTTCACAAATCTTTTTAGTCTTTTTTTCTGAGTCGGCCATTTAATTTACTCGCTTTCTCATTTACTAAAACAGTTATTGTCTGTGATCTACTTAACACCATATTTGGAACCATCTTCTTACGAAGCAAGTCCAACGTGTCATACGTCTTATGTGATAACGAGACGTTTTTATATTTGCTAATGTCAGTCATAATCAATATACTCCTTTCTTGGATTAATCATATGGGATTTATCTCATAATATACAATAGGTGTCAAATGAAATTTGTGTTGAGTTTAATAATATGCTCTAGTGTAGCAGGTGACTGCATGCCTCCATACGAATGGCCGGAAACTTTTCGGACTCAATACGACTGTCTTATGTTTGGATATGAAGAGTCCATAAATAAAATGAAAGAAGTTGGTAGAGTAGATGTCAATAAATATGGCATGTTTATAAAATTTTTCTGCAGTCCATCAAATTCAATTTAAGTCATATACGGTGTACAGATCTGTGTGCACTGTACTGTACACCGTCCGGTTTTGGTCGCTACCCTTGCGGGTCATAGCTAACGTTAGGGACTAGCGCGAAGCTTTGTATAGACGCCTACTCACCGGTAGTCAATTCTGTGTTCGACATACATCCAAAAAAATAACCACTGCCATCGTTCATTACGTGACGGTTTATTTCGTCAAAGTATGTAGTCAGTTTTAATCTCATTATATCACACGCCTCGTATAAATCAGTGTCTGATACCAGGGCCATACCCTCTAACATCTCTTTCGTTAACGGAATCAATTGATATAGTCCGTCGTTTTGAATGATCAAATCCATCCATACTCCTAACTAATTGATACCAAAGTTTTTTATACTTTTCATCTTTGGTTTTGTTCCACATAATTGCGGCTTCATCAATTTTTTTCTGTAACTTGTGCACCAACTTTTGTACCCCACAATATAGTTTTCCTGATCCCTGGTGCTTTGATCTCGACATCAACACCATAAGGCTTCCAGGCTTTTTTCATCAAGTTTAATTCCAAAATAAAATTAACCCATTGTTTTTGAGTTATGTTTTTTGGTTTAATTGTTATTATTTTTTCTTTCATTTAGATCCCTTTAAACTTGCAGGTGACATACCAAACATAAAAAAACCATCTTTATCTTGATGCATTTTTTTAAACCCTAACTTTTTTAATTTTTTAGGTAGTTTAACTTTTTTGTTTTTATTTATTTTTTCTTTCACGCTACAAACCTTTCTGGTATTTTAGTAAGGACCAAACCGCCTACTCCAATATAACCCTTAAATCTACCTTTAGAAATAGTTGGAAACTTATTTTCAAAACCACTTGCTTTTACAGG